GGGGCCGCGCGAGCGCGGCGCTTGCCTAGCGTCAGCGATAAAAATAGGTTGCCAGTTTCCACCCCAGGTTTCCACTCAGGTTTCCACCCCGAGAGGCGCTGCAGCGATTTTGCCGCTGCCCATTTGAACCGCCGCCCGGCCCGGAGGAATGCGATGGGACTGTCCATCCGGGCCTATGCCCAACACCGTGGCGTGAGCCACACCGCTGTGGCCAAGGCCGTAAGTGCTGGACGCATAAGCAAAAAAGCTGACGGCACAATCGATCCAGCCACGGCCGACGCGCAGTGGGATCGAAACACGCTGCCGTCGCAGAGCCTCAACACCACGGCCGGCAAAGCGGCGGCCAAAGTGGAAACCTCAAGGGTGGAAACCTCAAAAGTGGAAACCTCAAGGGTGGAAACCTCAAGGGTGGAAACCTCGCCGGTTTCCACTCAGGTTTCCACCCGAGATGCGCCAGCGCCGCCGGAAACCCGCTCGGGCGCACCGGACTACCAAACCAGCCGCGCCATACGCGAGGCCTACACCGCGCGCCTGGCCAAGCTCGACTACGAAGAACGCACGGGCAAGCTGCTCAATGCCGACGAGGTCAAGGTCAGGCACTTCAACCTCGCGCGGCTGCTGCGTGACCGCATGCAGCAGATACCGCGCAAGGTCGCGCCGCTGATCGTGTCGGCCGTGATCGCGCAGCCCGATCAGCGCGTGGTGGAGGAGCTGTTGATGGACTCAATCCGCGAAGCCCTAGAGGAACTCACCCGATGACTTTCACCCCTACCATGGCCAGCCGCATCGATCTGTGGCCGCTGGAGCGCTTGACGCCCTACGCCAAGAATGCGCGCACGCACTCCGAAGCACAAATCGCCCAGATCGCCGCCTCGATAGTCGAGTTCGGCTTCACTGCGCCGCTGCTGGTGTCGCAAGATGGCGGCATTCTTGCCGGGCACGGACGCTTGGCCGCCGCCAAAAAGCTCAACCTAGACGCCGTGCCCGTGGTCGTGCTCGATCACCTCACGCCCACCCAGCGCCGCGCCTACATCCTGGCCGACAACCAGTTGGCGCTGCAGGCCGGATGGGATCAGGAACTGCTCGCGGGCGAGTTGGCCGACCTGTCGTCGGCAGGCTTCGATCTGGCATTGACCGGCTTTAGCGACGACGAACTGGCCGATCTGCTCGGCGATCTCGAAGATGCCGAGAGAGCCGAGGATGCCGAGCCATCCGGCCAGCCATCGGACGCACCCGACGACGAGGACATCCCCGAAGCGCCGGCTACCCCGGTCAGCCAGCCAGGCGACATCTGGCAACTCGGCGCGCACCGCCTGATCTGCGGCGACTCGACCAACCCGGCCGTGGTGGCTGCGCTGATGGACGGCGAGCGCGCCAACCTGTGCTTTACCAGCCCGCCCTACGGCAACCAGCGCGACTACACCAGCGGCGGCATCACCGATTGGGAGGGCCTGATGCGCGGTGTTTTTGCCCAGCTGCCCATGGCCGACGAAGGCCAGGTGCTGGTCAACCTGGGCCTCATTCACCGCGACAACGAATTCATCCCCTATTGGGATGCGTGGCTGGGCTGGATGCGCACGCAGGGCTGGCGGCGCTTTGCCTGGTACGTCTGGGATCAAGGGACGGGCTTGCCTGGTGACTGGTCTGGCCGACTGGCACCCAGCTTCGAGTTCGTGTTTCACTTCAACCGGCAGTCCCGGCGGGCCAACAAGATCGTGCCCTGCATCTACGCCGGACGCGACACCCATCTGCGCGGCGACGGCACCAGCGCGGGCGGCATGCGCAACAAGGACGGAAGCAAGACGGGCTGGAACCATGTCGGCCAGGTGACGCAGGAAACCAAGATTCCCGACTCGGTGATCCGCATCATGCGCCACAAGGGCAAGATCGGGCAAGACATCGACCACCCGGCCGTGTTCCCGGTGGCGCTGCCCAAGCACATCTTGCTGGCCTACACAAACGCGGGCGAGCTGGTGTACGAGCCCTTCTGCGGCAGCGGCACCACGATGCTGGCCGCGCAACGCACCGGGCGGCTGTGCCGCAGCGTGGAGATCGCGCCGCAGTACGTGGACGTGGCGGTTCTTCGCTTCCAGCAAAACCATCCGGACGTGCCCGTCACCCTGCTGGCCACTGGCCAGGCCTTTGACGAGGTCGATGCAGAACGCCAAGTCAGTAGTGGTAACGCCCCTGTAGAAACTCGATCCGATCGGCTTTCACCAGATACACGCAGCGGTGCTCTTGCGTGATGCGGCGTGACCAGACATCCGAGCCGAGGTACTTCAGCGGCTCGGGATTGCCGATGCCCTTGAAGGGATCGCGCAGCACCGCCTTGACCAGATCAAGCAAGCGCTTGGCTGTGCGACGTTCCGTCTCGACCCAGTAGCTCAAGTCCTCCAGAAACTCGGGCTGAAACACCGCGACCCTTGTGGCATCAGGCTTGGAGGCCATGGTGCTGCGCAAGGGCATCGACAGGGGTCGGGGCGACATCGCCAGCCCGGGCGCGTGCCAAGGCGGCCAGCAGACGCTCGGCATTCTTGGGCGAGCGCAGCAGATGCGCCGTCTCCATCAGGCTTTGCAACTCATCGGCAGCAATCAATGCAACCGCGCCGCCCGAGCGGCGGCGCACCAGAACCACTTCGCGGTCATCGACCGCACGGTCCATGAGCGCCTTGAACTGCTCGCGGGCTTGGCTGTAGGTGGTTTCGATGGTCATGGCGGCTTCCCATTAATTGGACAGAGAAATTGTACAACTATGACGCAACAAATGCTCGCCGATAAGATCGAACTTTGGCCGACCAGTCGGCTGATTCCGTATGCCAGAAATCCGAGGAAGAACGATCACGCCGTCGATCAGATGGCGGGGGCCATCATCGAATTCGGGTTCCGCATCCCGATCATCGCTAGGAGCACGGGAGAGGTAGTCGACGGCCATCTTCGTCTTAAAGCCGCGCTGCGGCTGGGTCTTGAGCAGGTGCCGGTGATCCTAGCTGATGACCTGACGCCAGTACAGATCAAGGCCTTTCGCATCTTGGCCAACCGCTCGGCCACTTGGGCGGACTGGGACGAGGATCTGCTACGGCTCGAAATCGAAGAACTCAAGCTCGATGACTTCGATCTTGCGCTGACCGGCTTCGACGACGAGGCGCTGGCCGACCTCATGGCAGGCGAAGAGCCCGACAACGAAGGCCAGAGCGACGAGGATGCGGCACCCGAGGTGCCGGTCACGCCAGTGTCCAAGAGCGGCGACGTCTGGCTCATGGGCGGGCACCGGCTGCTGTGCGGCGACTCGACCGATGCCGCCAGCTACGTGCAACTGCTCCAAGGCCGGCCCGTGGACATGGTCTTTACCGACCCGCCCTACAACGTCAACTACGCCAACAGCGCCAAGGACAAGATGCGCGGCACGGAGCGCGCCATCCTGAACGACAACCTCGGCGCGGGCTTCTACGACTTCCTGCTGGCGGCGCTCTCACCCACCGTGGCGCATTGCGAGGGCGGCATTTACGTGGCCATGTCGTCGAGCGAACTCGACGTGCTGCAAGCCGCCTTCCGTTCCGCTGGCGGCAAATGGTCAACCTTCGTCATCTGGGCCAAGAACACCTTCACCATGGGCCGCTCCGACTACCAGCGCCAGTACGAGCCGATCCTGTACGGCTGGCGCGAGGGTGCCAAGCGCCACTGGTGCGGCGACCGCGACCAGGGCGATGTGTGGCAGATCAAGAAGTCGCACAAGAACGACCTGCACCCAACCATGAAGCCAGTGGAACTGGTCGAGCGCGCCCTGCGCAACTCCAGCCGCCCGGGTGACGTGGTGCTCGATCCCTTCGGCGGCTCGGGCACGACCCTGATCGCCGCCCAGAAATCCGGCCGCACGGCGCGGCTGATCGAGCTCGACCCCAAGTACGTGGACGTGATCGTGCGCCGCTGGCAGGAGTACGCTGGAGCGCAGGCGGTGCGTGAGGCCGATGGGGTGCTGTTCGATGAGCTGGCTGCGACTGCAAGTGCGGCCGACACCGGCGGTGCCGACGACGAGATCGATGCCGAGGAAGTGCTGTGAGGCAGACGCGCGGGTGGTCGCTGCTGGAGGCTGTGACCAATGTGCTGGTCGGCTACGGCGTGGCGGTGAGCACGCAAATTCTGGTGTTCCCGCTCTTTGGTCTGCACGCTACGCTGCAGGAGAACCTGCTGCTTGGCCTGGTCTTTACGGTCGTCTCGCTGGCTAGGAGCTACGTGCTGCGCCGCGCGTTTGAGGGACTGCGCGACAGGCGGCAGACGCCGCCCGTTTTTGCATCACTCGGTCGGCAAGAGGCAGACGCCGCCCGTTTTTGCATCACTCGGTCGACAAGAAGCCGATGTAACCAAACCGGCTGCTCGGGCCGCTGCCGTTGCCCCGCATGCCTGAGTAGCCGATGTTGATGATGTCCTGCGCGCTGTAGATGTGACCTGGTGCCCGAGCTTGCAGCCAGATGTAACCCGTGTGCGTCTTTTTGCCGTGCGTGGTGCGCATGGCGATTCCGTACACGATCAAATAAGTGTCCTGCACAGCGTAGCCTTGGGTGAGATCCATTTCGCGCTGCTCGCCGTTGAGCACGAGCTGGATGCTGGCTTTGTTCATTTGGGGCTCCTTTTGCTTGAGGGGTTTGTCGTTTGCGACAACTCTATTAACACGCTGTTTGCGATTGAAGCCAAGCTTTTTTTGCTTGGCTTGCAATCTTTTTTGTGCGTCAAAGCCACGCTTTGGGAAGGCGCTCAGGCAATGCGATAGACCCGTTCGCAGCCCTTGGCTTTGTCCGAGACGATGGCCAGGCCGAGCTTCTTTTTGAATGCATTGGCAAAGGTGCCGCGCACCGTGTGCGCCTGCCAGCCGGTGGATGCGCAGACTTGGGCAATAGTGGCACCCTCGGGGCGCTGCAACATCTGGATCACGGCAGCCTGTTTGCTGTGCTCTTTGGTGCGTTTGGGCGCAGCGGGTGCGGCATCGGTCTGGCTTGGCTGCCAACTGGCCTCGGCAGCAGACACGGCGGCCTCGATCTCTGGGTCTGTGGCTGGTGGCGGCGGCGCTGTGCTGCCGGTTGCGCCAATCGGCGGCAGCACCTCCTGCGGCAGGGCCTCGCCCTGGATGATGGCAATGGCAGCGCGCGTGATGCGCCACTGGCCGGCAAGCTGCTCGATCAAGCCGCGCCTCTCAAGGCTGGCAATCATCTTCAGCTTGGCCCCGCCTTTGAGAGTCAGCAGCGGCTCGATCAAGCCAGCGGCATCGCAATGCGCGCGGGTGATGAGATCGAGTTGGCGTTCGGTGATGGGTGTGGTTTGTGCGGACATGGGTGTGCTCCTGGTGGTGGTCGTCGTCGTTGAGGGTCAGGCGCTAGGCTGGCTGCTTGCAAGGCCTGCAGCCTGGGCAGTGGCGCTTTGGCCGGCAGCCAGACCGGCTTGGTAGGCGGCCATCAGGGCGCTCTTGACGGCCCAGACGCTGACGTCGTGAAAGTCCAGCCTGTCGCTGTGGCGCGTGGCCAGGGTTTCGATGAAGAGGTGACCAAGTGCGATCTCGGCGAGCAGCAGGTCGATCTGCTTAGCGGTCTTGTTGGCTGTTTTGCTCATCATGTTCGGCTCCTGTTTGGGTTGAGGGTTGTTCGTTTGCGACAACTTGATTAACACGCTGTTTGCGATGCAAGCCAAGCGCTTTCTGCTTGGCTTGCTCTTTTTTATTGCGCCGCTGCGGTCTTGGCCTGGTTCTCTTCGGCGATGCGCCGCAAGAGTTGCATCGTGGCCGGCTCGTAGGGCAGTGTCTCGCGCATCGTGCGCACGGCTTGCTCGAAGGTGATGCCTGGTTGCCGGTTGGCAAGCAGCCAACGCAGGGCTTGCTCATGTTCGTTGGCGCTGGACTTGGTTTGTTGTGTGCTGTTCATCTCTGGCTCCTGTTTGGGTTGGCGGTTTGTCGTTTGCGACAACTCGATTAACACGCTGTTCAAGCAGGAAGCCAAGCGCTTTCTGCTTTATTTGCATCATTTCTGCATCGGAGTGGCTTATGTTCGACACGGCCGTTGAATCGGCGGTCGATGCCGCATGGAAGCGTGGCCTGGCACCAGACCCCATCCTCACCGTCGATGAATGGGCCAACCGGCACCGGGTGCTCTCGTCGGTGTCGTCGGCCGAGCCGGGGCGCTGGTCAACTGGCCGCACGCCCTACCTCAAGGCCGTGATGGAGGCGCTGTCGGTTAGCTCGCGCATCGAGCGCGTGGTGCTCATGGCGGGCGCGCAGATCGGCAAGACCGAGGCCGGCTTGAACTGGCTGGGCTACGTGATTCACCACACCCCTGGCCCGATGCTGCTGGTGCAACCCACGGTGGAGGGTGCCAAGCGCGTCTCCAAGCAGCGCATCGATGCGCTGATCGAAGCCAGCCCGGAGCTGGCCAGCCGGGTCAAAGACCCGCGCGCACGCGATTCGGGCAACACCCAACTGATGAAGGAGTTTCCCGGCGGCGTGCTGGTCATGACCGGGGCCAACTCGGCGGTGGGCCTGCGCTCGATGCCGGTGCGCTTCCTGTTTCTCGACGAAGTCGATGGCTACCCGGGCGATGCCGACGGCGAAGGCGATCCGGTGGCGCTCGCGGTGCAGCGCGCCGCTACGTTCATCAACCGCAAGGTCTATCTGTGCTCGACGCCCACGCTCAAGGGCCACTCGCGCATCGAGGCGGCCTACCTGGAGTCGGATCAGCAGGTGTTCGAAGTGCCCTGCGACCACTGCGGGGCGTACAGCCAAATTCACTGGCGAGACATCCGCTGGCCTGGCGGCGATATGAGCCAGGCCGCTTGGCACTGCCCGCTGTGCGAAGGCATTCACCACGAGTACCGCAAACCGGCGCTGCTGGCCAGTGGCTGCTGGTTGGCCAAGGCCGAAGGCGATGGCATGACGACGGGCTTTCACATCTCCAGCCTCTACAGCCCATGGCTGAGCTGGGGTGAGATTGCCCGAGAGCACCACGCCGCCAAGAACGATCCGGTGCGCTTAAAGGTCTGGGTCAACACCAAGCTGGCCGAGACCTGGGAAGACCGTGAGGGCGAGACCCTGGATGCCGAGGGCCTGATGGCACGCCGCGAAGCCTACGGGCCTGCCATACCGGCCGAGGTGGCGCTGCTCACCTGCGGCATCGATGTGCAGGATGACCGGCTTGAGCTGGAGGTGGTGGGCTGGGGCCGCGACGAGGAGTCTTGGTCTATCGACTACAAGGTGCTCTGGGGCGACCCGTCGGCACCGGACACTTGGGCGCAACTCGATGCATACCTGGGCAGCCGCTTCGAGCACGAGACGCTGGCCAACGGCCTGACCATCGAGGCCGGGTGCCTGGACACCGGCGGGCACCACACGCTGGCGGCCTACGCCTTTTGCAAGGGCCGCGAGCGCTTGCGCATCTGGGCGATCAAGGGCGCAGGCGGGTCGGGGACGAGCAAGCGCCCGATCTGGCCCAGGCGCCCGAGCAAGGCCAACAAGGGCCGGGTCAATCTGTTCACGGTGGGTGTCGATGCCGCCAAAGAGGCGATCTACGCCCGGCTCAAGAAAGAGGCCGGTGCAGGGGCGATGCACTTCCCGCTGGATCGGGATGCGCAGTATTTCGAGCAACTCACCGCTGAGAGCGTGCGCACCCGGTACGTGAAGGGCTTTGCGCAGCGCTTTTGGTGGAAACCCGATGGGCGGCGCAATGAGGCGCTGGACTGCCGGGTGTACGCCTACGCCGCGCTGCACGGCCTGCTGTCGATGGGTCTGAACTTGAACAAGCGGGCGGATGCGCTGCCGCCCGTGCCCAGCAATCGCAAACCCGGCACTGGCAACACCGCGCCAGTGACCGCTCCCATGACCGCCAGCCCAAGGCGGCGGCGCATGGCGATTTCGTCGAACTACATCTGATTGCGCCAGCCTCGCGCTGGCCAGGAGTGCAGCCCATGACCCTCGAACAACTCAAAGCCCAGCGCGAGGCGCTGCAGGCGGCGCGCTTCAATGGCGTGCTCACCGTGCGCGCGGGTGACAAGGCCGTCACCTACAAGACCAATGCCGAGCTGCAGTCGGCCGTGCGCGACCTGGATCGAGAGATCGCTGCGGCCGAAAGCCGCCCGCGCGCCCGGCACATCCGCACCTACGGTGCCAAGGGTCTGTGATGGCTGGCGCTCTAGCGAATCTGCGCCGCAAGGTGGGTGCGATGATCGGCGGTGTCGTTGGCGGCTTCGAGGGCGGTCTGTCGGCGCGCCGCCTCAAGGCATTCACCGCCAGCCGCGCCCATGTCAACACCCTGATCCAGTCGGCCGGTGCCGACATGACGGCCCGCGCCCGCTACCTGGTGCGCAACAACGGCTACGCCGCCAATGCGGTGGAGTCCTGGGCCGGCAACGCGGTAGGCACCGGCATCAAGCCCTCGTCGGGCATCGCCGATGCACCGCTCAAGGAGCGGCTGCAGCGCATCTGGCTGCGCTGGACGGATGAGTCCGACGCCGAAGGCATGACCGACTTCTACGGCCAGCAGCGGCGCGCCGCGCGCGAGCTGTTCATCGCCGGTGAGGTGTTTTTGCGCATTCGCATACGCCGGCCCGAAGATGGACTGACCGTGCCGCTGCAGTTGCAGATGCTGCCTACCGAGATGCTGCCCCTGAACAGCAAC